CATTGGAGATATATATAAACCTTGTTTTTTAAGCTTTTCTGTCTCTTGTTTATTAACTAAAAGACCACTATTCATAATTGCAATTTTCCAAAGAGGCATTGTTTCCTCTGATCCTGTAATGTATTTACTTTGATAAAAAGATGTTTTAACTTTATTTTCCACATAAAAGTCTTCTGGTTTAACACTTCCTACAAAATACGTGTCATCATTAGAATATAAAAACTTTTCACTCAGCCCAGGAATTTTATGTAAAAACATCTCAATTGCTTGACTATTAAAAACAGGCAAATATTCTTTGGGTATAAAATCTTCGTGTAAAATAATTTTAACTTTTTTTTGGTCTATCCAAGATGGAACTTGACTCAAACTTTGAACAACTAAAAAAATGTTGTTTATCCAGGGCGCATATTTTTCAACACCGCGAAATAGATAAACAAAATGTGGGTTGCATCTAAATCGCTGTTTTCCATTTATCTCTACATTATGACTTTGTGTATTATATTGCTTAAATACTGCTTGCCACTCAGGGTCTGTTGAATCTACATAAGTTACAACTAAATCGATTTTATCTAAGTCTGTAATTGCGTTTCCTTCAATTTCTGCTTTCATGCGTTTCGTATTTTCACGAAGGGCAGCCCAATCACGCTTGATAACACCTGCCCAAGTTGAAGGCACCTTGTCCTCACCAGTATATCTAAAACTAATTTCTTTTAAGCCACAATCTTTAAATGTAAATATTCTATCAGGAAAACGAGCTTTTAATGTTGAAGTGAAGATAACGTCCTCAAACCCTTGTCCCTTTTCGGGGTCAACATCAGGAAGTTCTGAACGCTCATAAATATATTTCGAAATTGCCATCATATTAAATTGAGAGTGTTCCCAGCACATAACAATGGCGCCATCAGGGTGTTCATCTATTTGTTGTAAAAATTCTGCGCTATCATCACCATCTATAATAGAATCATCATCCATCATAATCATCCAATCATATGTAAGGGTTAAGAATTTTTCTCGCAGAGTTTTACGTGCATTAAGAATTCCAAGGCGACCATAAGAATTAATTTCGTATTTGTTAATAGTGTCTTCTGGAATTAAAAAGTCACCCCAATTTTGTGCAATGATTACACCCGGCATTCCGGGAAAGAGCTGGTCAAGTTTTATTAAAAGTTTTGTAAAGCGTTCTATTCGTAATGCTCTATCTGGTTCTTTATCTGGAAAATAAGAAATAATTACAATTATTTTATTTTTCTTAATTAGTTACCCACTATAATAGTCTTCAATGTTAGGAATTTTTCCCCACCAATAAAGTTTTATATTGTCCATTTTAAAATTCACCCTCGCATTCAAAGTTGTTTAAATATGTTCTAGTCATTTTATTTTAATCTCCTTTTAACATTCACTAATGATCTTTCTAGACTTATCACCTATATCTTTTTTTACATATTGTCCGGTATACCAAGTGGAATATTTATCATTTCCGCTATTACTGATGTCGTCTAATCCGAATTTATCAAATATAAAAAAGTTGCTTGGAAATTTCTTTTTGCATTTTTCAATAAATATCATGTCTTCAAAACCTTCACCATTTTCTACATTGATATTTTCATATTCGACACATTGCATAATAGTTTTAGATATTGCAAAAAGTTTAAGAAGTAATTTTTTAAATACACCAACAGAGTTAGGATTTTCATCAATTTGTTGTAAATATTTTTGAGCATCTTCTTTTGTTCCAACCAGCTGGGAATCATCATCTAACATAATTAAATAATCATAAGATGAATCTAAGAATTTTTCCCTTAACTTTTTTCTAGCTCCAACAATTCCTAATTTCTCAAAATGAAAAATGGCGCAGTTTGAGTTTATCCTTACATCGCTGTGCCAATTTTGAGCTATAAGTATGATAGGTAAATTAAAAAGATAATTACATTTTATTAGTAATTCTTCTAATTGTTTTTGTCTTATTTCTCTGGTTTTATTGTCTGGTAACCAAGAAATTATACCTATAACCTTTCTAATCATAATTGTTCTAGTCCTCTATTAAATTTAGCGCAAACATATTTGGCTAGTCAAGCTTCACTGAATAATATTCAAAACTCGAAAGTATGCTCTTCTTTTTTAAACCATTATTTGCAAATTCTAATTATATTCTCTATGTTTTTACGGCGGTTAAAGATTTATAATCAACGTCAACATTTTCGGGAATGTGTCCTACCATATAGTCTTTCACAATTTCATATATTTGACTTCTGGTTGATTCCTTTCTCTTAGAGCATAGATATTCAAACGCCTGCATAGGCTCCATCGGAAGTTTTCTATTATCTGGGTCACCTACAATTAATTTTTTAAATTCCGCCTTTACTAACACAAAGAATTCGTCGCAATACCATGCATTAGTTATATATGGATCACAGCTCATTGGAACATTATAAACATATTTTTTAGCTGCGCTTACCATTACTTCTACTAATCTATCAGCCGCTTCTTTCATATGTTTATCTGGAGCCTCTATTAAAATTTCGTCGTGAACGGTATTAATTAAGTAAGCTCCCATATCTCTGAGCTTTTGGTCGTGATAAATATCAATCAGCGCAGTTTTTGTTAATGATGCGGCACCACCTTGAACACGACTGTTAACTGCCTGTCTTTCAGCCTGTGCAATAAAACCATTATTATTATGAATAATAATTCCTTCCTTTAACGCCTCATCTCTAATCTTATCATACTCACGCGAATATTTAATATCAGCACATTTTGCTTGATATTTCTTTATAAGTTTATTAGAAGATTCATCAATTTTATCATCACACTCTAAAAGTGGGTTAAATAATGTTCCTGTTTTGCTTTTGTCTGCAAGTTCAATGTCATATAGCGGCAAGAGGATGTCTGGTAAGCGTCTGCGTCTTCCTGCAACATCTTCAACAAATCCTGTTCGGTGTGCATCTTCAATACTTTTATCAATCCATTTTTTAACATTCGGAAAAGCGTTAAAGAATTTATCGATAACATCTTGCGCCTCTTCTCTTGACTTTTTAATTTGTTCGCCAACAGATGCAGCACCACGACCATATAAAACCACTTTATCAAGCATTTCTGATTGAGCTGACTATTTCATTCACCATTTTTAATGTGGTGAGAGCACTTCGAGTGGTAGCAATATCCACCCTACTCCCTGCCGGGATAGTCGATACACTTTTATTTTAAATATTTTCAAATATATCCATACGCTATTTTTCCTTGGCCTTTTACTTCCTTACAGATTGTAATTATCCTGGTAAATGCGCTTTTATTTGATGTTATGTTGGTTTCGTTTAAATATCTCGAAGCTTCTGACGCTGATGTAAATGTTTTAATTAGCGCACCTGTGTTTTTATCACACATAATAACCGAATCACCATTTTTTTCAGATATTAGCTGCTTTGTTTTTTGTGAATGTGTTTTACCTGTAAATGTTCCACATGTGTATTTAAAGCGTATCTTTGCAGCGTCACTTTGGTGTTTTTTAGCTATTTCGGATTTAGGTTTGCCCAGCATCTTAAGCGATATTTTACTGTTTCTCTCTGCATACCTTATCGGATCATTTTTAAGCTTTTTCCAATAGTTTATTGATGCAGCTGATATTTTTTTCTTATCTCCGTAGGTGAATTCATATCCATGAGTTCCTTGTCCACCTATTGTCATATTATATCCGCCGCCATTTTCATAAAACGTATTGAAATATTTTATAAAGAACCGCTCTTTATCATCTACCATATTTTCAGGCACGTCATCTTCTATCAATTCAACTGAGAAGCTGTTCTTCCCATATTTATTTATAGCGCCTGTTAGTAGCTTTGTATTAGAATATTTGGCTGCATTAAGATGTTCGTTATATCTTACTAAATAACCTCGATGTTTAACAACTTGACCAACATATTTTTTATTATTAACAGTGTTTATAATCAAATAGATTTGATACAATTTTCCCATTTTATTAGGTCTCCTATATGTTCATCTAATTTAGCACTGATAATTTTTAATATTTAGAATAATTAGCACGAGATTGCCTTCAAATTAATGATCAGGTTTCCTCGTTAGCCTATTTACTAATTTATAATAAATAGACACCCATTTGCTATCATGGTTCACTTTCTTTTTCGATAAGGATTACTCCTTAAAGGGGCATTTTATTTTTCTGGCCAAAGCGATGAAACCTTTCGGCCTACCCAGCAATATCGCTTTGGCCTGGGCCCGCCTTTCTTTACCCTCTTTATTTTGATGTGTTTTATTTCCACATATAACTTTTATGCCCTCATATATAATTTCAGTTCCCTCTGGATAGAACTCTAAGCACTCTTCATATGGCTTATCGAATGACATGGAAGCAATAACCGCATAGAGGTCACGTCCTTCAGCATACGCTTTAATCATATTTTGGTCTTGTGAATAAAATGCAGCTAATTTCGGTTCTTGACCAGAAAAGTCCGCGCCGATTATCTTGTAATCAGTTTTTATTTTAAGTGACTTATTTATAATGAATCACCTCCACTCTTATACTAAATAGTATATATAACTATTGCGGTTTTTATTTCTAAATAATATACAATTAATCAATTTTCAACATTACCTTATCTGATCTTTTCCACATATATTTTTTACTTCCTGCTCCATATATAGAATACTGTATAAGATTTTTATATTCTGCATACTTATGAGGCTTTCGATTACACACTTGACTATTGATAACATATTTTTTATCTGGTCCAGTGTAACCAATAAACTCCATACCCAATTTTTTATATGATACACCAGTAAATTTATTAAAGTCGCAATAACTAAATACAAAATCTGGGTCATAATCTTTAACAAAATGGTTAAATAATTTAGAAACACCTCCAACAACAAGATTTAAGCTGGCAGGACAACCCCGAATAATCTCCCAACTATTATCACCTTTTAAATTTCTATTATAATGTGTTTTACTAAAAGACATCAGCTGAACCAGCGAATTGTTATAAAATAACCCATAAGCAACTTGAGCATTTCTATGTCCCTGTAAATGATTTTGGCTATTGAATATTTTTGCTTCAGGGTTTGTTATTTTTTTTATTTCACATTTTCTTGCATGTATTTTATTTGGAATTATTTTTAAAAACAATCGCAACATAGTTTTAATCAAGCATTGTTTATTTGGGTCTGACCACTCATATTCATATATATGAATCAAATGTATTCCAAGTTTTTCTGCTTGCATTGATTTTTTTAAATGATATTTTTTATCTGATATGACCGCATCACTATGCCAATAAGTACCGTTAAATTCTATCCCTAATTTATAATCTGGTAAATAAATATCAATCTCAAGATTATTAGCTAATGCTTTTCTATCTTTGATTTTAATATTTATATTGGGAACTAGTTGTTTAATATATGCGGCTATTTCATTTTCATAACGATATTTTTCATCAACTATATAATCACGTAAATCTAATCTTTTTACCCAATAGTAAATAGTTGTTGCGTTACAATTAAACCTCTGTGTTAAATCTCTTGCTTTATATTTCGGTTGCACATCTAAAAATATTTTACTTTTATCATAATCATAGAACAAGTCTTTAAATTCATCAGAATAAGAATTGAACTGATCTGGATTTCCAAGAGTCCCCGTATTTTTTAATTTACTAGCAGCAGATAATTTGCTTGTTAATTCATTAGGCTTATTAATTTGATATTTGCGTAAAAGTTTGTCTATATTACATACACAAATATTAAAATACTTAGATAATTGTTTTATATATCAATTATTATTAATATATTTATCGATTAATTGTTCTTTAGATATTGTTTTAAATAATTCTTCATCTGATATATAACTAAATAGTGGTGCTGAATATTTTCTTATACTATATTTTTTTGTTAATTTTATAAGATCTGATTGAGTTATATTAAAAAATTTACAGGTATCCTCAGCAGTATGATTTTCAGCAACATAAAAATTGATAAAATTTTCTTTATTAATATTGTCTAAAGATATTTTTCGTTTTTTAACATATATTTTTGTTTTATTTATATTATAATCTTTTAGGGCTTGAGATAAGATATCTCTAGTAGTTTTAAAATGATTAACAGCATCCGCAAAAGAATGATTCTCTAAAATATAGTATTTATATATAACGTCTTTTGAATATAATTGTTTAAATTCACCAACAATAGGTTTTTTAATATTATATTGGTGTAATAATTTATAAAATCTGTAATTCGTCAGGTTAAAATTTTTTAATGTGTCAGAAAAAGTATGATTCTCAATAATATAATAATTATATAATACCTCCTTGTCTATACTAACCTGCTCCATCAATAAAATCTCCTAATCTAAATCATCATTTGATACTTATTAACTGATATTTTACGTATATCGACGATTTTGGTTGGTTGGGCATCGACAATAATCATATCACCACTAACCAATACATCTGGATATTTCCATCCATCTATCGTATCAACTTCTTGATAATCATATACTTCAAACGTA